ACATCAGTACCACACCCAGGGCTGCGGATACTCGGTGAGCTCGGGCACGCACGTCTCGACGGGGAAGACGATGTCGAAGACGAAGTCGGTCTCCTCCGCCTGCCCCCGTAGCCTGTCGGCGTGAGCGTGCAGCGCGTCGGCCAGCTTGGCCCCGTCGGTCTGCAGATCTTGGCTGCGAATGACCTTCGAGACCAGCGCCTCCGAGCTCGCGATCGCGTCGAGCGCGTCAGCGGCTGCTCGCCGTACCGAGCCTGCGTTGAGGGTGAGGTATCCGGCGATCTGTTCGCTCGAGAGGTACTGCTGGCTCGGGTCGTCGGAGACATCAGAGATGAGCAGCCGTACCTGGCCAGCAGGTGTGCTGTAGTCCATCGCTGCCTCCGGCCTCTGCGCCCCTGGGTCTGGAATCCCAGGGGCGCAGAGCTAGGGGGATCAGACGCCCGGGGTGCCGGTCGCGCCAGTGGAGCCGTACGTGTGGATCGGGTCGAGGCTCGCCCCACCCGTGACGTGACGGACGCGGTAGTACACCGAGTCGGTGTCGAAGTCACCCTCCTCGGAGGGGATGTCGCCGCCACCCGCACGCCGACCCGTCTGGTTCGACACCCGGAGGTCCGGGGTCTCGAAGCCAGTCAGGAAGACACCCGCGACAGCAGGCCGGGTGGCCGAGCTGGGAGCGGGCAGCAGGAACCACGAGAGGCCCACCAGGAACGGGTTGACCACGAGCTCGACACGACCGCGAAGGTAGTTACCCTCTTCGGTCGTCCGGGTGCCGTTGGTCGTCCGCACGGTCGGGGCGTTCAGGATGCGGTTGGCGACGAACTCCAGAGCCGGACCGACCATGAGGATCAGCCGGTCGGTCGGGAGGTAGTTGCCGTCCTTGTCCTGCCGGGTCGACACCGAGGTGATGCCAGCCTGGAGGTTGTCCGACGTGAGCGCCGCAGTCGACGAGTTGTCGAAGGCGTTGTACCCGAGCGGGTTCGCCGCAGCCGCGTTGTACGACTTGAAGAAGCTCGTCAGCGGGACGCCCGTGGCGCTCGTGACGAGGGACTCCAGAACCGCATACTCCTCGGTCAGCGCCGCTGCCCGAGCGTAGGCGTTCGGGATGGTGCGGAGCTCATCGAGGTCGTCGTTGATGCCCGCCTCCCAGGAGTACCCGAACCGGCGACCGAACTTCTTCGCCTGGATGGTGTACTTCGCGCCCGGGTACTCGGTCCGCTCCGGCACCGCGTCCAGCCGCGTCCGCCCACCGATGATGTCGATGAGCTTCTTCGCCTTGAAGTTCCGGACGCGGCTGCGAGTCGCGTACTGGCTCCAGGTCGTCGGGACGTCCTGGTACTGAGCCAGCAGCTCGCGGTCGAAGACGTCGCCCGTCGCCGACACGAACAGGTCGGAGGTGGTCATCGCCTCGTTGACGATGGCAGCCGCGACGCGGTCGCCGCCCCACACGCGGCCCCACAGCTCATCGGCTGCCCGGACCGCCTCGCGAACCCGAGGGTCCCGGGAGCGCTGCGCCCGGAACGCGTCGTTGGAGGTGCCGGTAAGGGCACCCTCGGTGTTGATGCCGAAGGACTCGGCCAGTTCGATAACAGACATTGGTCAGCCCTTTCAGTTCGAGATGCGAACGTAGGCGTCGGCAACGCCAGCGCCTGCCTTGGCCCTGGTGGCGTAGCCCCACAGGTTGTTACCTGCGGAGGTGATGTTCAGCGCGTTGCCAGCGGTGATGTAGACCGGGTCGCCAACGGCGAGAACGCCCGTGACCTGGACGATGTGGACACCCTTGAGCATGCAGCTCGCGAAGTTGTCCGGGTTGCCACCCTGGAACTCCTTGGTCTGGGTGATGGCGTTGAGACCACCGACCCGGACGGGAGCGCCCGAGGCGGTCGTGTCGGGGACGGGGAGCGACAGGTAGTCGCCGTCCTCCATCCAGGTGTTCGTTGCCATGGGTCAGGCTCCCTTCACGGTACGACCGAAGGCGTTCACGCGCTCGACCGACTCGTCGACGTGGGTGGTGTCCCCGAAGCCGAACACCTTGGCTCCGCCCGACTCGGCTGCCCGAGTGGTCGCGGTCGTGGTGGCCGACTCGGTGAAGGCGGTCTCGTCGAGACGCCCGTTCTCGCCACGCGGGTAGTCGGCGGTGAGACCCGCGAGCTCCAGCGCGTTGAAGGTGACGCCAGCAGCGGTGGCGGCCTCGCGGGCAAGCTCACCCGCACGGCTGCGGTCGATCTGACGGTGCGCCTCGGCCAGCTCGGCTCGGGTCGCGTCTCCCTCGGTGCGGGCAGTGTCACGCTCGGTCTCGAGCGCCTGCACCCGCTCGGAGTCCCGTTCGAGCTGAGCCAGTCGGCTCTCCTCGATCTGGGTGGTTGCCATAGGAATCTCCTCGGACTCTTCGGCGGTGGACTGTCCAGCGGGTGCTGGAACATCTGTGGCTGCCTCGTTGACCGGGGCATAGATCGTGCGAGCGCGGACTGCTGAGCGCTCCCCGGAGATACTGACCGAGCCGTCCTCACCGACGGTGTACGCCTGCGCGTACGTGCCGGTGGCGCTCGGGTCGCTGACGTCGAACCAGACGGTCGACTCGTCGAAGTCCCGGACCCAGACCGAGGTGGTCTCGCCCGAGTGGGTGTTGCGCAGCAGGTCCTGGAGACCCTCGCGTGTGTCGTTCGCCGTCGCCTCGTCGACCCCCAGGATGACTGCCCGCTCGACGACAGCCTCGGGGCGAGCCGACTCGAAGACCTCCAGGATGCTGCCTCCGCGCCCAGCTTCGGTGACGAAGTCAACGCTCAGTCCCTCGACGAGCTGCGTGACGATGCGCCCCTTCTTGCCTTCCGCCTCGCCCGCTGTCACCTCAGCGGTGGCGCGGATCGAGGTGCCAATCGAGGCAGCGAAGTCCCGGTCGGTGAGGAGCTCGCGGTATGGGCCGAACACCTGCGCCTCGCCGACCAGCCGAGCCCCGTCCCAGGTTGCGTCCTCGGTCAGCACCGCTGCCAGGTCCCGGACCGAGCGCTCGGGGCGGTCGGTCTCCTCGGTGGCCGTCGGGTGGTCGAGGTACATCTTCAGGCCTGCCGGGAACACCTGGTCCCTCGCGGCGTTCTCTAGCACGGCTGTCGAGTAGTAGCCCGAGGAGCCCCAGCCCGGAGTGATGATACCGATCATCAGCCGACCCGAACGCTCTGCCTCAGCCACTGAGAGCCGCTGGCTCTCGGCGATCTGCCTCATCCTCACAGGTCCTTTACGGGGGTCGGAGCGTAACTGTCGCGCCATCCCGGAGTGGTGCGTTTGGTGGAGAGCTGAGACCATGATACCTCGCCCTGGTCCAGTTTTGCCAAACGGGCTCGCCCCATGATCCGGAGACGATCTTCCTCAGGAAGTGCGTTGAACGTGGTACGGGCATCCGGCATAAGGCTAGCGGGTTCCTGGATACCGGGGAATCCGAGGTCCGCCCAGCTCCTTGTGACGGGCAATCTGGCGCACCTGCCCTGCTGGTGATCCCACGGTCCCGGAGTCTCTACCGGGAACGTGTTGCCGTGCTGAGACCAGCAGCTCGCACACGTCCGGTGGTCGAGCTGCGCGCTCCACTGCCAGCCCCGCAGGATGTTGGCGTTGGCTCGGTCATGTTGGGCAGCCGCCTGCCGGTGCGCGTCGAGCATCTCGGTACGGGCGATGACGAGAGCGCGGTTCCGACCCCCGTTGAACGCCCCGTCCACGCGGTTGAGCATCCGGCTCGCTGCTCGCCTCGGGTTGTCCCCGATCGCCACGCCCCGGATCAGCTCGGTCCGGATCGCCTGAGTAGCCTGCGCCTGGATGGGGTACGACAGCGCGGTGATCTGCTGCATCGTTCGGCGGACGATCGCGTCTATGGCTCGGGGGTTCACCTCCTTGAAGCTGGAGGTGATCGCTGCCGTGCTGCCCGCCTGCGGAGGGTACTGGCTGGCGGTGAGCCTCGCCTCCCACAGCACCGCGTCGTGGGTGAGGTTGGGCAGGTCCCCGCTCACGACGATCGGGAGCTCGCGGGCGAGCTGACGGAGGACGTCGCGGGTTGCCTTCATCGCGTTCTGCGCTCGCTGCGCCCGGAGGATCTGCGCCTGGGTCGGCCACGTGGTCGCCCCGTCGGTCAGCTCCTCCAGCGCCAGCACCCACTCGATCTGGATGTCGTTCCAGGCATGCGCCCAGCTCGTAACGACGGACTGCGCGACGCCGTCGACCTGCCGATTGACCGACGCGCGCATGCCGTCGAGGAGGGAGAGGGTGTCGCGGTTGACGCTCACGGCAGGAGCTTCGGAACGTGGCCGTCGTACGCCGCGAGGATCGCGTCGTAGCCTGCCTGGGCCAAGCGGAGCTCGGCTCGGGCGACCTTCGGGGGCAGCCTGCCAGCCAGCATCGCGTCGAGAGCGGCGTGGACGTTGTAGTGCCCCGTGTCGCAGATGAGGACGAGGTTCGACTCGATCGTCGGTCCCCCGTACTGCTGGGGCCAGACGTGGTGCTTGACTGTACGGGTCGGCCTCGGGCGGTGGTCGCCGTGGACGAGGCACCAGTCCCCGAGGACGCGCAGGGTAGCGTCGTGGCTCACGAACGTAGGTACTTCACGAGCGCAGCGACGACGAGGACGACCAGGATCGCGACGCAGGCGACGATGAGCTGGCTCACGGCTGCGGCTCCGGTACTGGGGGAGGCTCGGGCTGCTGCCCAGGCAGGTTCCCCGCTGCGACAGCGTCCTGCTGGGAGCGGGCAGCGGTAGCGTCACGGGGTGCCACGTATTCACCGTTGTCGTCGACCAGGTTCGCCAGTACCTCATCGATGTCATCCACGTCGAGCGCGATCAGGAGCTGCTTCGCGATCACGAGCTCGGGCAGGAGCTGCGTGCCGTCCGCCTCGGTGATCGCCTTGACCAACACGTCGAGCGGGACCTTGTCGAT